ATGTTCACGCAGTTACGAACAAGTGCTGTAAGTGCTTTAGGTTTACGACCCATATCACCTTTCATCTCACCTGCTTCAAACTGATTGACGTCTGTTGGTGTTAACATCATACCTAAACTGTCTAGAACAAACAATACTTTTGGACGATCTTCTTCTGGTAGTGTGCGATACTCTTTAACAAAGTCACTGATAACTTTAGCCACATCATCGATCATAGCCATGTTCAGTTTTAGCAATTTGTCTTCGGTGGTATCTACACCAAGTGCGTGTAACCATGCTTCATCAAGTGCGTTTTCTGTATCAATCAAGATTACATAAATGCCTTGTTCTTGTGCGTGTCTTACGATATTGCCTGAACAGATAAAACTTTTACCTGCGCCTGACTCACCAGCAAATACAGTTACCTTGCCCATCGGAATACCTTTGTTAAAGTCTCCGCTTAGTAGATAGTTTAATGTGTAGTTACCTGTCGAAATCCAATCTGTAGGATCATTAAATCCAATCCCCAAACCTTCAATGCTTTTGGTAATATTTTTTCTAAATTTTGATATATCGAACGGTTTTGCCATAATTAATTTCCTTGATAAATGTTATATAACTCTGTAAAAATCTTACTACTATCTATGTTGCGTCTTAAATCTAATTCTTCAATTTTTATAAAACTATTCTTTAGGTCTTTTTCAAATGGTTTATTGATGTGATTAATAATGTTAGCATACCCATCCTCCAATAAAAATCCGGGTTTTTGGTTGATTTTTTCTTGAGCTATGTCTTTTATTAATTGTAGCACATCATTTGGCAATTGTCTAGAGTCTAGCCATGGCGGACCATAAAGAGCGGTAATAACAAAACTATTATTATGAAACCCAATATTTTGAAAAAAATCAATACAGTTAAAAATAGATTTATAATTAAGCAAGCACCAAACCATATTTAATGTAACTTTATGATTAAGCGCAAGGATTTTATTTAAATTTATTAAAAAATCATCCCATTTACCGCCGTATCGCATGTATTCAAACTCTTGCTCCATACTTTCTACACTGACTGTCCAGTGTATTTCTTTGAACTGACAGAGTAAATCGAATACTTTAGTCCCAGTCTTACTTAAATTAGTGTTTACTCGTAGCGTTACATTAGGATTCTTTTCCAATAATAATTTTAAAAATTCTTCATTTTCTTTCATTAGCAAGGGTTCACCGCCCGCCAAATAGACATTTTTAAGTTTATGTACATTAGAAAAAATGTATTCCTTAGTTTCTAATAGTCTAGATTTACTTGGTCTATCTACTGTTACCCCTAATTCTCTTTCCCATGAACTACTATAAATAGGCCCACAGTAAACACAGGCAAAATTACAACTATTTTGCCATCTTAGATCAACGTGTGTTAAATCGAACGCCGTAGGCGAATCGTACAATTCACAAGGTACAGTTTTTAATTCTTTAAGATAATAAATTCTACTGCTGACTATATTTCTATCTTTTTTATTTTTTTCAAGGCTGTAACAATAGCCGCAATTATCTGGCATTTTGTCTGCTAACATCTGCTCTTTTATTTTTGTATTAGTGGTATCCTTCATGATATCTACTATAGATTTTTCTTTGAGATTGCCAATTTTACCAAGGCTACAAATACAATTTTTCACCGTGCCATCAGAATCAATTTGAAATCCACTCCACGGTAGTGGGCAGAAGGATTTATTTGTTAGATATTCTTTGCTATCCACTCATATACTCCTTGGGCATATTCATTTACATCCATATAATCCGGTGGGCACTGCCCTGGTTGAGTAGCAATTCTGCCTGGCCTAATCATTAGTTGTCTGGGCCATGCATTCCGCTCTGTTAACAAATCTTCTGCTAATTCCAATGCTTTTTTCTGAATTAGATATTCGTCTAACTCCGTTGTAGGTGCAACTTGCATGTCTGTCATTTTTGTGCTTATGTTTACTATTATTTTATCTTGTCCTTGCCATCTACGCCATATTTCAAATAGCAATTCTGTTTGTGCAAATCCAACTTGTGCGTTATTAATAAACACGTCACAAGGTTGTATCATACCTGCTACTTTAGGCAAACTACGAATGTTATATCCATTACGACGACTAAGACCAACAACTTCGTGTCCGGCAGCTTCGAATAATTTAGCCAGGGCTTGTCCAATACCTGCACTATGCCCTGTGATCGCTACTTTCATTCTATGCCTCGTAATTGTTTTTGCTTTTGTATGTATGCTATCGATTCTGGTGTGCCTTTATTTTCGACTGTTAACTCAACAGGTTCTTTTAAATAAGCATAACTATGATCTATACCATGCTGTTGAGCAAACGCTATAATATTTGGCAAGTCATCTACATTTAATGCACTCACTGTAGTCCATAGGTTTAACTTTATAGGCATGTCTACGTATCTCATTAGATTACTATAAAATTTGTCCCATTTGATAGGCCAACGCACAAAGTCATGTACCGGACCAATACCATCTAAACTAACTGTAACGGTAACACTAACTCCACTTTCAACCAATGGTATTAACTCTTCCAATACTGTACTACAATTTGTATTAAGCCTAACTGATTTAATATTTTTAGGCAGATTTGCCAGTATCTGTTTGTAATTTTTACTATGGCTAGGCTCGCCACCATTGATGTCTAAGTGTACAACTCTATCCAATGGTAAAGACCAAAATTTATTACTATTGTCTGTAATAGGATATGTTTTACTTTTTAATCCACCAATTAATGTACTGAGATTTTCATTACAGGTTAGACACGCACTGTTACAAATATTGTCTAATACACCCCCAACTGACAAATAATCTTTTTTTGTTTGTAATTTGTCAAAGTTTATAGCATTTAATCTGATACTGGTATTGTTTTCCTGTTCTGTTTGTTTGCATCTTTCGCACCATTTAGGCCAAAGACCTTTGTGCATGTATAGTTTTACATTACGTAGCCACAGACTTTCGTCCATTTCTTCAAGCGTGTCAAACTCTGGTGCATCAATCATATGACCACAACGACTAACTGTGCCGCTGGGATTAAAACGAACAAAATGAGTTAGTCTAGGACAATACATGTTTATAGATAATGGGTTCTTTAGTTTGTATATATTCTAATATTTCAGCAAATGTTAATTCTTGACCAACTAATTCTAGTATAAGACTATCTAATTTTAGGTATACTTCATTATGTTCGATGCTTTTTAATCGTTCTGTATCTTCAGAATGTAATACTAACTCTTTATCATCTTTATATGATATCACTGTTAATGGAGTAAATTGAGATATAGAATCTATTCCATGTAATTTTAATTTAGCAGTGGGATTCAAATATCTTGATAAATTTATTAGCCAACTTATTTGTGGAGCATAATGTCTGTTTAAAAATAAATAATTCTCAACAAAATATAAAATAGTTTTATAATCTAATTCAGGATTTGTCAGTCTGATATCATATACAAAAGAGTTGACTCCAGATACGAATCTATCCAGTGGGTCTCTTAAAATTATATCAATATTTGAAAGTTTAGTAATCTGTTGATTAAACAGTATTTTAAGATTTTTTTGTCGTTGATAATAGATTAAACTTGAATAACCATTTTTATAAATGGGATAGATGTACTGGTGTGAAGTTAATTCGATAACTTCACACCGGTTTGGATAGATTATATTATCAATCCTACTTAACATCTATTTACTGCTTAGTTTGCTTTTTGACGATTGCGGATCATCGCTAGGATGTCTTCAGCACGTTGAGCGCCACCTGCTGGAGGTGTTGCAACTGGTGCTGTAGGAGCCGCTTCAGCTGCTGCTGGAGTTGCTACTGGAGCCGCTGGTGTGTCAAACTCTTCATCAGCCACTGCTGGTGCAGCCGCTGTTGCTGGTGCTGAATCAGTAGTTGTTACTGTTACACCTCTTGGTTTGTAGTAATTGCCCCAACGTTCTGCATCATATGCTTGACCATCTACTGACGCTTCAAACATTTCTTTCATGACTTTTAATTCAACTTCG